GCATTAAAAATGCCTTAATAATCAATGAGGTAGGAAAGCCCTACAAGGGTCTGTAAGGGGCTGTGCTGACTAGGGTACTCTGGGTATTAGTACCCTGCTGACCACTCATTAAACTCGTTTTCTTTGACTAGAACAAGGTTAAATGTGCCGGTGATAAGCGCACTACCAGTACCAGCAGTGACCCTAAGGTCAACATCAGTTTTCTCCGCGAGTGTGACTGGGACGCCAAAGATATATTCATACTGACCGCCATATGTTGCGCCCTTGTGCATTGTTCTGAATACACCATTTGGTTCTCGCATCTGCAATCTAGATGTGATAGCAGAGTTGGCACTACCAGCAAATTCATAATGCATCAATAGCCCTATGTGTCCCGCTGGAACAGTATAGACACCCATAAGTGTCTGCCCCTCACCCGAAGTAATCTGAGCGATTTTAATGCCAGAAGAGGTACCGTAATGTGCTGAAATATCTCCTACTTCTTGCTGTGAAGAAGTGTTGTACATTCTAAACAATCTAATATAAGTGTTTTGAGATGCTACAGCGGTTGTTGTTGGGTCAGTAGCGTCAAGGGTGACTGTCTCTGATTGTACATTGAAGTCTGCATCAAGACCCTGAATAAAGACTGTAATGCCCGCATCATCTGCATCATCTGATTTGAGATGTACATTTGCGGCACCGAGATCCCATGTAGTAGCCCACGGATATAAAGTAGAACCGTCCCAAACAGTTTCTTCTACGCCATTTGCCGGAGAATTGTTTGCGGCAAATTTGTGGATGTGAAGAGCATTGCGGAGTTTACCTCTCGCAAGTTGTACTCTCCAATCATCACCGAATAAGAATGTGCTCATTTAGTCTTTTTTCTCTAAAGCGCTTTTGCCGTAAAATGCGGCGACTATAGCAGCGACTGAAACAAAATAGGTTGGCGCCATATCACCCAAAACCGACGCGCCTGACTCGAGGCCAAAGAATGTAGATGCAACTACAGCGAACGGATATAGCAACATACCATAAAGTGCGAACCAGGCCATATTGCGCTGGGCGTCTCGCATTGCGTCCTCATCCTCCAAACGCTTGCGCTTGAATTCGAGGTACATTGCTTTTTCTTCATCATCTACAATGCCGTCGCCATTTACGTCAGCATCGTGGAATTTCTTATCATCTGCCATGAGAATCCCCTATATTATATTTGTTATGGGTATCTTGTTATTTATAAAGTTTAAAATTTAAAACCCTCAAAGCTACTTATTTTCTTGCCAAACGCTGAATTATCAAATACAGGAGTATCATCATTACCTGCATCTTGTAATCCTTCCTGAGGATCACCCTCTACATCAAACAGTTTCATTCTTGATCTGTCTACACCCAACATAAACCTTTTGTTCCTAGTGGGGTCCGAATATCTATTCTTCAACTGTTTAACCATAACTTGACCTAACTTTTCTATTTCCTCTGTGCTGATGAGCGCAAACATCAAGTCTGCTGTAGCAGGAAGGCCAAATGATTCTGAGGTATCAGTCAATTCAACATCACTACTATTGTATCCACTCCTTGTAGTCTGTGTAGCAGTTACAAGAGGAACATCATGTTCAACTGCTAGTCCTCTAAGTTCTTCTGCAATGGACTTGATGATTGTGTAGGAGTTTGCTGAGGAACCAGCACGGAACCTACTGCTACTACATATGTTAAGGTAGTCAATATATATAATATCAGGTACAAAATTTCTTTTAAGTTTGATTTCGTTGAGTAGGGCTTTGAAGTGTCCCGCGTGTGCTGAGGCCGTCGGGTATTCTTTGACGATAAGCCTGCCTTGGATTTTTTCATTTATCTTTTGTATCCTATCTTCAAACATTTGCTTTGATAGATCTTTTAACTGACCTATAGGCAAATTCATTAGATTGGCATCAATCCTTTCTGCTATTCTTTCTTCAGACATCTCAAGTGTAATATATAAAACATTTTTACCCTGTGAAATGTTATTAGCTGCAAGATGACACATGAAAAGAGATTTACCAACACCTGTTCCTGCAAGACATACATTCAGAGTTTTATTAGCAAGTCCGCCTTCTGTAATCTCATTGAGCATTGCTAAGTCAAAAGGAATTTTTTCTTCTAACCTATGATAAAACTCATAACGCTGTATTGCGTTTTCAATATAGTCATGTCCTACGTTATTATCAAATCCTACTTGTAATGCTTTTGATAACATATCAGGCAAAGCGTCAGGACCTCTCTCCTTATCTCTGCCGTCAATAACCTGAATTCCATCCATTATAGCATTGTAGATTGCTTTATCCTTACAATACTTCTCAGTTTCATCAAGTAACCACTCGTAATCTATCGTTTGCTCATTCTCTTGTTTCAGCCATTCACTTAGAGCGGGTAGTTCACCTTCTGATACTGTTCTATCTTCTTCAATAGAAATAGCAAGTGCTTGTTTTGTAGGAGACTTGTTATATTTATCAGCGTGCTGTTGAATTTTTCTCAACAGTGTTCTGTGTTCACCTGAAAAGTATTCTGTTTTTAGAAAAGGAATAACTTTTCTAAAATAATTATCATCAGTAAGAAGGGTACTTAAAATTATATTTTCCAACCTGTCTTGCATTTCTTATCCTTTTTCTAATAATATGAATTGAATTTTCTTGTAGATTTTCTCTAATAGTTAAATCAGCACTTGTTGGTTTCACAAACATTTTATTAGTATTATTATAACGACTTATGTCTATAGTGTCAAGGAATATAGTGTAGTCCGGATCAAATATCTTACGGGTCTCATGTAAAGGACAAACAAAGTCTGCTATAGCTATTTTACCAAATACTGCTTCTGTATACGCAAGACCACGCATACGCATGGCCTGTCTTAGACGGGAATCATAATCAAAGTCCCAATCTTGTACTGCCTCTCTCACAAAGTCTGCATTGAGATGTACAAAATCTTCTTGTCCCTCACAAAGTTTTTCTGACAACCAAGTTTTACCCGAACCGGGCAAACCACACACCAACACTATCATAAATTTAATCTGTTCGTATAAGTTTAATAATCCAACCACTAATATCTTTTGTCGGATGACAGGATGGATTGCCAGGATCTTTATGATGATTACCGTGCCAGCCTTCACCGAAAGTCAACCAACCTAACCATTCATCATTATGAGCATATCCATTTCGATGGGAGTATGATATTATCATACCTATAGCCAATCTAGACAAACCGGCTGGGGCTAACCAAGCGTAAACGACAGAAAAAGGATCTATCAACAGTAGTATTACAAGCCACAAAAATGTTAGTTTCCAATAATGTTTATGTTCTATAACTACAGGTTTGTTCCTAACGAGATCTCTAACATACTTCATATCCATTTCATACAGTGTATGAAAAAACTGAGTTCTCAGATAACCTTTATGTACAGGAGAATGTGGATCCTTTTCTGTGTCAGAAAACCTATGATGTTCACGGTGCATTGCAACCCAGGCTACTGCCGAACCTGCTAAATTGATATGTCCAAAAAATAAAAGTATTAGTTCTGTTATTTTTGAGCATTTAAATGATCTGTGAGTAAGGTATCTGTGATAACATATTGTGCTACCCAAGCTGAACATGAGAAAATACATAAGTAAAAGTATCAACCATTCGTTTAGCGAACCGTACACTATCATAGGTATCATTGACAAGTATGCGACCATTTGTATCGCTAATAGATGGTATTTTTTCATTTAATCAATCCACTCTTTGGCTTTTTCACCATATATATTTTCGATACAGTTTTCACAGATAAACAAATCCTCGTTTTCTGTGTGAAAACAGATGGCTGCGTCACCCTGCCAAATAGTTATTTGACAGCGATCACATACTCCTTCAGGCTTCTTGGATTTGCCCGTAAGCTTCTTCGATATCTTGTTCAGTAACTTCATCACGCATTATCCCGTCAACGCTTGAAATAGCGTATCGTTTGTTTATCCATGCCAAGAAACTTTCGTCTTTTAGAATAGGCAACCAAAACTCTTTGTTATAAGTATCCTTAATACGATATTTCTTTTCTTCCACTTCGCCTGTTGCTACATCAACCTTTGAATACCAACCATTGCTAGGTTTGACTACATGACCTGATGCTTGTGCCATGTCAAGGAGACCTGACCATTTGCTGATACCACCTTCAAACGAAACCTCAACAGGAATCTTAGACTTCTCACGTACAAAGCGAGACTTCTCAACATTGATAATAAAGTTATAACCCATCAGTTCAGTGCCTTGTTTGTCCTGCTGACGACCAATGATATAGATGTTGTCTGCTGAGTAGTAAATACCTGTACCGCCTGAAAGAATGTCTTTAGGGAACAAACCAATCTCTTTGTATGTGTGATTCACTGCAACCATTGGAATGTCTTTCAGTGTCAAGTGAGGAGTAACCATACGGAACAATGACTTCAACTGTTTTGCTCGAGACATATCTGCTACTGACTTACCATCAAGTGCATCATCAACCTCTTTCTTAGACGCCAAGTTACCAACTGAATCAATGATAATCATAACATGGTCACCACGTTCAATGCTGTTTAGCTGTGACATTGAATCATGCTTCAACTGTTCTACGTCTGTGAGAGGAGTATGAACCACTCGATCTTTGTCAATACCGAAAGTGTCAAAGTAAGACTGAGGAGTACCAAACTCTGAATCATAGAACAGGATAACAGCATCATCATACTTGTCCAGATATGCTTTTGCCAACAACAATGAAAATGCTGTTTTGAAATGCTTTGACGGACCTGCGAATACTGTCAGTCCAGGTGTTAGACCACCGTCTAGCCTGCCACTCAGTGCTACGTTCAATGCAGGTACTGAGGTTTGAATCAAGTCTTTCATTCCGAAAAATTTTGAATCAGTTAGAACAGATGTATCTTTGATAGTGCTGTTCTTTTTTAGTTTATCAATTAAACTCATATATATCTCCACTTAATATTTTCATATTCATTTATAATGAAATTTCTTTCTATAGTAAATCTTTCTTTACCGGGTTCATGGTCTCTCCCGGCATACATATGCGCGTCATCACCAAATCCTGCTAAAAGTATTTCATTGTAACCTTCTTGTGCTGCCTTCCACATTGCTAAAGAACCAGAACTAAACCTTCTAGGTATTTCACTCATTGTAACATTTTCAACACAATCATTTTCTTCTAGATATGTATAAAAAATATCGTTTTTCCACCCAGAACAAACAACACCGTGTTCTGTAAAATCATTTTTTACTACATTTAAACCTTCTACAATGTCTAAAGGTATAGTAGAAGGCACAGGTGTCCAATCTAAAAATATACAACGGTTATTTAACGCATATTTGTCTACATAGACATCGTGCTGTACATATACATCTGTAGCGACCAAAACATCTATATGGATAGTTTCTCTATAGATATAATTACAACCCCAGACAACACAATCATCTGGAATTTCTATACCTCTTCTGCTTTCACCATTGCCTAATATGATGGCTCGTTTATACCCCAACGTATTCTCCTTGTTGTATTATCATACAAAGCCTGTTTAAATATACTATCAGTATAACATAATTTGCTCATGTGTGTCAAGTCTTTAGGTAAACATTTGCCACCAAACCCAGGTTTACCATCTGGTCCTGGTACACTCCAGTGTGAATATCCCAAAGCAGGATCCTCTTTTAACATACACTCTATTGTATTGTAGTCCATCTTATGAGTTTCACAAATATCCTTGAATTCATTTGCAACCGCCACTTTCATAGCAAGAACAGTGTTCCTTGCTAGCTTATACATCATTGCCTCTTTCGGACCCAAATACCAACAACGCTTATTTGGTAATAGTCTCTGTAACTTATCTGTAAGTTTATAGTCACTTGTTATAATAGGCAGAATGGGATCGTCAACATCTTCTTTCCAATGTTTTTCTCTTAGGAACTCAGGCATCATAATGGCATTAGGAAATGAATCTACTTGATCGGGACCAATAGTGCTACGAATAACAATTTGTCCTCGCCATTTCCATTGCTCATAGGCATCTGTTAAAATGGAAATATCAAGTTTACCATCTTCTCCTGTAGGTGTAGGAACACATAAGAAAATATAATCAAACATATCCTCGTCACAGAATCTCGTGCTACCTTTCACAGTGTCATGGATATGAATTTCAGCTTTTGTTTTTCTAAACAAATACTCTGTGGCTGTACCTACAAACCCGTGTCCAACAATTAATATTTTCATCCGAAAAAATCCTCTAAAGTAGATTTAGGCTCTGTACTCCAACTGAGCGTGTTTACAATAGTATTCATGGGTTCTAAAAATGCTTTCTCAAACATTGTTTTGTAATCTACGTATTTGTGTATATCAAATTCAGGGGGAAGAACTGTATTGAAGGATATAACATTCTCTCGCAATATATTAGGTTCTTTAAGATAAACAAATTTTATCTTGTCACCTTCCTGTATCAATTCATATCGGTGACCTAAATCTAACTTATCCACATACCAATTAAATAACAAACTACCCCTAACGTGCATCGGAGTACCTTTACTATATATTTCAGTAAAATTTTTATACTTTGACATATTGTTACAACTTCTAGGAAAAGCTATTGTCTCAGGATTCATATCAAAAAAATCTTTACGAGTATTTTCAATAAAACTGTGTAGTTCCTTTTCGGTGCCTGTGAGACATATACGTACAGCTTCTTTCAAACTGTCTCTCACCGGTGCTGGGGTAGAGGAGCGAACAATCTCAAGTCCCATCACCTTTAGATCAGGTGTAGTATATCTCACACCTTCGTTATCCCAGACATTCATAGCATATCTTTTCTTAGCAACCCAAAGCGCCTTGTCAGCAATTGCTTCACGTTTGAAAAATATCTTTTCCTCAAAGGCATTTGTGTATTCTGCGAGTTTAGTCATTGCCTTCGAAATACAAGGCTCAATGGCACCCGAACCGACTTTATCTAAAATAGATATTAACTTGTCTTTTGGTTTATCCGAGTAAAACTTGTCAACCAAGTCCTTCAAAGTAATATAGCAGGAGTCAGTGTCAGTATAGAAACTATACATTTTACCTTCAGTTTTTAAAGTTTCATTCAAAAACTCATCCAATGCCGTGGAAGTCTTCCTGATGATATACTGCCCGGTTAGTGTTATTCCTTCTGCTATACGGTCATCATAGTATCTGAAGTATTCATTAGCCATCGCACCATATAGTGAGTTAAGTTGAATCTTACGTGCCATCTGAAAGTTATTGTACTTAGCAATTAAGTTTTTGTATTTCGGATCCTTTGTCTTCTCGTAATCCTGCTTAGCCTCGATCATCAGTTTCTTGTATCGCTGCCTGTCATCAAAAAACTTCTGAACAATGTTAGGGAAGTGACCTTGCTTACTACGTGTAAATGTCTGACCATTAGCAGCTACAGCATCATCAGTGTCAAACTTATACTTCTCAGCTAACATACCATCAACGTCCACATCATACGTACCGCCAGGCACCAATGTCTCAGGGCTCATGTTGTACTGCATGATGATAGAAGGATACAGTGAAGTGGCATCAAACGAAGCAACCCATTCATATGCACCTGGAACCGGCTCTTGTACATAGGCGCCTGCAATTTGCCTTCCTTTTTTACCCTCATGTTGATGAATTACAATATTCATATCTCGTAGTTGGTTGTACAATAAACAGTCCCAAGTCTTTACAGGACTGAATACATCCTCAAAGTTCATCTTGGCGTCATAGGTCATTGTCAGACAGAGTTCGATAAGTTTCATTTTCTCTTCCAACTCATCTACTAGCTTTGTATCAATGATGTTGTACTCTACAAACAAGTTCCAATCTTTCGTATAAAAATCCCGGAAACTATCATGTGGGTTTTCCAACTTCTTGTGTCCTAGTTCGACTTCTGCTATGTAATCTAGTTTGTAGGATTCCCGGGTAACATATGTAAACTTTTTGTATATATCCAAATAATCTAATTGAGCAACACCTGTAATATCAAACGTGGTGTATGTTCTACCACCCATAGTTAGGTCTTTTTTGTGTACCAGTTTGAAAGGACTAAATGCTTTCTTACCAACATCACCTAGAAGTCTATCTGTTCTTGAAACCAAATAAGCAATGTCAAATAGTTTAGAGTTCCATCCTGTAATAACGTCAGGACAATTTACAATCCACCACTCCATAAAACGTGCAAGTAATTGTTTCTCGCTTGCACACTCTCGGTAATCTATATTTAGGTGTGCTGTATGTTCCGTCGGTGTAAAAGGACCAACACCAAATGTTGTGATTTGTTTTGTTGTATTGTGCATCATAGTAATAAGAAGCACTTCCTCAATAGGGTTACCAACAGCAGGAAAACCATTCTCTGCTGTTGTTTCAATGTCTATTGAGTACAAACCAATTTTAGATATATCCCAGTCAATATCACCGGGATAGTTTTCTGAGATATATTGATAGCCCCAATGTGTCTGGCCGAAGATAGGAAAGTTAGATACTTCTTTGTATTGTTCTACAAACTCAGATGCTTCTTTATTAGAAGCAAATTCTACTGGAGAAACCTTTTCTCCAAACATAGTTTTATATTGTGTTGGTTTGTCTGACCTAACAAACAGTGTGGGTGAGAAGGATACCTTTTTAGATATCCTTTTACCCTGTGGGGTAACACCACGTAACAATATTTTATCACCGTAGTGCCTAGCGTATGTATAAAAATTTGACATCTCATCTCCATTCAAGTAAAACCATTATATAATAAAAGAGAAAGAATGTCAAGTAATAAGATGCCTCATTCCATCCGGAACATGAACACGGCCTTCTTCAACAAGACGTCTTCGGTTAAGTCGGTGCTGTTCCTGTACATCTTCTTTACTACCGCCTTCATATGGAACGGCATGGCCTTCTTTGATTAGAATACTGGCCACACCGCACCAACGGTCTTCGGCTGGATAAAAAACATCAAAGTCTCCGAGGACTCGTCCAAACTTGCCCCTTAGATCTTCACCGTCTTTTGCCATACGGGTTTTAAGATTTGCAGTTTTGCCTAATAGTTCTTTGAGTCTGTTTTTTGCGGCTAGTCCGAATATTTTTTCTAGTTTATCCCTAGTTCTAGATTCGGGTGTGTCAATACCCATGATTCGGACACGTTCATCTGTAAGGACTATACCAAAACCTAGATCAATGTCTACGTCTACGGTATCCCCGTCTACAATTTTTAATATTTTTGCTTTATACTCATACATTAATTAGTTCCTTCCTGTAATACCTGTGGTTCGTTTTTAGCATCAACTAACTCCACAGGGTGTCTACCGATATATTGATTACGTAAGGCAGTATCAGGATCAAATACAGCAACCACGTGGTGTGGTGAAACCTGTATTGTTTGTTTGGCAGCATAAGCAGCATAGGGTGCTAGCCCGATAATAAACTCAGACGCTTCTTCGTCCTTAGGTCTCATCAGAATGATAAAAGGTTTTTGTAAATTAAAAATCTTTAAACCATCTGAATCTACAACACTAAGATGTGAAATAATATCATCACCTGAAGATAGTTTTACAACCTTAACACTGGGTGGTGTTTCTTTTTGTGGTGTATTCACAATCTTTGTTTTCTTAACGGGCATAGCGTTCTCCTTTATTTCACTTCAATTTGTCTTGGTTTCATTTCTTCTGGAACAACCCGCTTTAGAATAATCTCAAGAACACCATCAGTGTAGCGACTTTCAACTACCTCAACATCATTTGCAAGTGCGAATGAATGTGTGAAATTACGAGCAGCCACGCCTTTGTGATAGTATTTTCGAGTATCTTCGCCTCTGTCTTGTACACCTTGTACAATCAGTTTATTGCCTTCCGGAAGTAAGTTTATATTAAATTCATCTTTGCGGAAACCTGCACAAGCAATTTCAATGGTGAAATGCTCATCATCATCCGCAATAATATTATAGGGAGGATAGTTTGGACTGTGAATTTCAGAAACATTATGTAAATTATCAAACAAACGATCAAAACCTATAGTAAACGGTCTTACATTATCAAAAATTTCTGCCATGTTGGCAGTAGTATATTTACGTACCATAATTGTGCTCCTTAATTAAGCGAGTTTTTAATGTTACACTACCCTATCGGCGTAGTGGTGCCTACCGGTTTGTACCGCAATTATCCTTACGAGATGTTTAGATTATGCTGACGCACTCCCCGGCGGCTTTTTATTTATATAAGATTTCTTACCTATATTGTATTTAGGTACTAAACTCCATTCATCTTTTTCTTTGAAAGAAATAATTTTAATCTGACTCAACGGTGCTAGATCATCTTCTTCTAAATTTGTTACTATTTTTAGCAGACCCCAGTCTTGTAATAGTTTCGCAATAGTATTTCTGCGTTGTAAATCGTTATCAGTGAAGTCAGCATCCTTTCCATCTAAAGCAAATAGTTCTTTAAAATGTGTAATAAAATATCTTCCTTGTTTGTGTAAAATATGACAAGATTGATATAAAATATTTTCTTTCTTGGAAGCCACACCTATACGAGATAATGTTTCTCTAATTTTGAGAAAATCATCAGAGTATTCTAGTGTAATTTCTAAAGGATGATAACCTGGATAATCAATGCTAAAAAAATTATCTGGTTCAATCATTTCAGATTCCTATATTATAAAAAAGTCTTGAAACTATTTATAACTTTCCGCCTTTAGACGTTTTAAGATACGATTTAATTTTATCGAGATCTTCTTTGCTAAGAATCTTTAATGCAGCTTTTGCCTTTTCAAAATTGTATTTAAAATACTCTTGTACAACTTCTATATCTTCAAGTTCACCCTTTATCCATTTATTATATCTTTTACCCTTTCTAACAACAGACAAAAGAAAATCATATTGCATCTTTTTATCTAAATGAGGTCTAGCATTCATTTCATTAGCAGCAATAACTGTATCGGGTGCAAAACCTAAAGCTCTATTTACAATGAATGGGTTATACTGATTTTCAGTCCATTCATCTACAATTAAATTGTTCTTACTATAGTTAATTGTGTTAGCAAAATCGAAGGGTGAGATCTTAGCTAACTTTTCCTGAAACTCCTCTTCGGAATATTCTACTACCGGTGCCCCGAAAAAATCACTTAAATTGGACATCAGCCATTATCTCCGTTAGACACGCAACAAGATTAATCTCTTGGTCTGCAACAAAAGCTGATTTATATTGGTAGTCTGCTATCAACAATACAGTTTGTGGTACTGTTTTTATTTCAGGTATTAAACTATCATAGATGAATCGGTAAATACCTTGAGGATCTGACTCAACATTATTAGCAACCCACTGTCTCATTTTCTTCCAGTCCTTTTCTTTAAGACTAGTAATCAATTCCTTAGTATTGACTTCTGAAATGTTACTGAGGATACCCTCATCAATGACACCGGAGCTACTGTAACGCTGTAGTTCGTTTATTACTCTCCTATAGTCAGGATAGTATTTCATCAACAACTCTGCCAACACTTTATCTTTAAATTGTATACCTTCTTCATTCAAGATATGTTGCATACGTTTCATAAAGGAAGCAGCAAGTGTTCTCTTGTCTCCTTTATGAGCGCTAAACTCAATCACCGTAGTCCTACTGTGTAGAGGAGCAATGATTCTGTTTTTATAATTACAAGTAAATATAAACCTAGCAGTATTGGCATACTGTTCTATAAATGCTCTCATAGCAGGCTGTACACTATCCTTGTTTAGGTAATCTGCCTCATCTATAATTACAATTCTTGTTTTGTTTTCAAAACCCAGTGTAGTAACAAACTGTTTGATCTTAGTCCTCAGTGTATCAATCTGACGACCTTCATCCGAACCATTGATAAGTAGATACTCACATCCTAGTTCTTCACACAGGGCTCTTGCTACTGTAGTTTTACCCGTACCTGCTGTACCACACAAAAGCAGATTAGGAACTTCCCCCTTAGAGAGAAATTCCTTAAACATACTTTTGGTTGACTCAGGCAGGATACATTCTTCAATTGTCTTAGGCCTGTAACGCTCAACCCAAAGGAAATGATCCTGTTTCATTCACAACTCCATAATATAATATAGTTTTAACCTAGCTTTTCTTTAACTGAGGTTTCATCTTCAATCTTTAGCTCAAAATGTTTGCCTTCTACTGCATCACACCAAGAACAGGGTTCACCGTTTGCTGTATGTGTGGGTCCACTGTCTGGACAGTTATGAAACCACATACCCTCGATTTCTTCAACCATTGTCTTCCTCCTCAAAAGGATCTACTTCTTCTTTTAGGACTTTACGGATCATGCCTAATGCAGGACCCGTAGTCTTGAAAATATATTCCGCATCACCGTCAATGCTGTTAATTTCTAACAACCAACCGTTTGCTACTTCACGCAATGTGAATGACATTTTACCGTCCATAGTTAAAACTCCGAGGATCTTTCTACTGCAATCCAATATTCAATTTCAGGTTTTATACTCTTTAGATACAGTAAAGGATTGCTACCAACTGTTACAGTATAATCTGTCATTGCTACCTTCAAACTTTCGACAGGAACATCAGCCTTAAATACACGATCGGATGAACCAACAGAACCTGCATCAAAAGTGTTTGTAGAATCCAAACCTGTTGTAGGGTCACAAAGTATAATACTTACACTTGTACCATTACCTTCAATTCTCATAATAGGAGCAGAAATAATTGAAGCTGCTTTCAAAAGTTTTTCTAGGAAAGCCTTTGATAGATCAAAAGTAAAAACTTCATTTACCTGAATTGATTTGTCGGGTGGGGTGTTTATGATTTCAGGATCTGAATACCGGTATTTGAAGCCGCCAGTGCCGCCTGGAAAATCAACTACCATATATTCTTCACCTAATGTTATGTCTGCATCATCAGCAAAACTAAACAAACCAAGCAGACTGTTTAGGTCGTATATAGCAAACTCTTTATTAAAGGCCTCATTCACCGAGGCCTTGGAATAAATGGTCTTGGCATTATTAATTGTTTGTAGTACACTACCTTCACGGAACATAATGTTCTGATTGATTGTAGCATAATTTTTAAGTACATCAAGAGTAGATTTGCTAATCTTCATAATATAAATCCTTCAAGTTAAAATAATAGTATATAATAATTTAAAACTAAAGTCAAGTGTTTTCTAAAACCTCAGTAGTAAAGCTAAGATTTTTCTCAGCAACATTTTCAACTGCTTCAGAGGTAGTGTAGTATGTGTCCATAACTGCCTTGTGTGCGTTCCAAGCAGCCTCACTAGGTGCAGTATATGTAGTAATGATGCTTGTACCATCATTAGACATAACTACTTCACCCGTAATGCCATTATCAACTAATGAATTTGCTCTCGCAACTTCAACATCTTCTGGTAATGCTCCCCATTCTGCGTTGGGGTCTCTATTGAGAGTAATTTTTATAACGTAAGCCATTTGTTTTCTCCGTAAATAAGAAGGTTATTGTCTCTTATTTATAATCCTGGTCATGTTCATTCAAAGCTAAAAGCGCATAATGTAAGATTTTTAGTAGGTCTTTTCTATTGTGACCGTCTTTCTTACCGTATCGCTGAGTATACTTGAGGACATTGCCGAGGAAGAATCCCATGCCGTGTCCACAGTCCATGATAAACTCCGATGACTGAAACCTACTACGGCTATAATGCTCACCGTACGTTTCGTCTATATAAGCCTGGAGCTCTGCAATTAGAGCTCCTTCGTTAAATTTGTAATCTATTTTTGCCATCAAAATACCTCATGCACTGTCTTATATTTTTTGTTTTGTAAGGACATTCTACCCATTGGAACAATAGAATATGTATCTTCTCGCATAACATATTCAACCAATGCTGTTATGGGTAGTACACTCATTCCAGGGCTTCCTGCTTTTCTCCATAGAGGTTTGCCGTCAAATGTCTTACTATTACGATCAAGATAACAAATCACTATAGTTCCTTCTGTCTGTTCTTCAGTCCAAACAAAACCAAGTGAGTAACCATATTTCTCGCTGGTTGTGGTGAACCCATCAACCATTGTAGTTTTTGTTTCAAGAGCATTGACCTGTTTGTCATCTTTGAAAAAAAGTATATCCATACCTTTCATTGCTTTCCCAGGTCTTGCCTCATAAACATCTTGAGATTCATTAAAATATTTTATAAAGTTAGTGGTTAATACACCGTGCATATAACCGCCTTGAGTATTTTTATCCAAGTGATACCAATGTGGTTGTTCGTCTTGTTCTTTTTTCAAGGCCTTAACAACATCTTTAGTTAAAGATTCAAAAGGTATATTTGCAAATATCTTTTCAAGGGTTTCGTCTCGATCAAACTCAGCTTCAATTTTTAAATTTGTTTGCATTTTTTTAAATTGAGTTTCGATTCTTTTTTCTTTTCCTGTTAGCAACTCCTGAAAAAGCCTAGGATCTCC